TTTACTGAATAATATATCTCTAGCCTTACAATCTCCTACTGGTGAACCAGAATAATACTGAGTGTAACACAAGCGAGTAACGAACATAAGAAAAGAAACCTGTCGCTTGTCGTATTTTTTATAATCACCAAAAATACCATAATGAGCTACTTCAGTCAACCACTTATAGAATATATCCCACTCAGCATAGGGATTAATGCCAATTGCAATACCATTCTTAATGCGGTTAACATATATCCAATTGGCAAAACCACCAAAATATTGTTTACATTTAAGCAAAAATATTTTATCACATGCACAGAAGAGCCTAGCATTATTACTGTCTTTACATTCAGCTTTTAAACAGTCCATATAAACATGAGCAAAATCCTCTCCAGATTGCAAACTTAAGTCATAATGAGCACATAATGATAAAACTAAACGGGCAAAAACTGACGTATATTCATATTTGTCTTCTCTCCCAAAAGCCCAACGTAAATCATCACCGGCAAAGTTATATATTTTAGCCAGGGCCTTCATTTGATAGCCCCATGATGTAGAACGATCATTAGAGCGGATACCTTCATCTGGTACACCCTCTAAAACTTCTTTAGTAGTGTAAACTCTGGTATGCAAAATAGGTCCTGAAACACTGAACATTTCATTGACAACTTCATCAGCAACCAAATTAGCAACTTTATAGTTTAGTGAAAACTCAAGATTATTACCATAAGATTCTCTAGCGACAGACATTGGATCTATACCGTCAACGGAGGGAAACAGTCGAACAGGCATTTTGGTTATACCATACTTGTACTTAATATCTTTAAATAATTCACTACGTGCTATGGGATTATTACGACTCATGGGAATAGATAAACAAGACATTTGAATAGGATGATGAGGGGCTAAATGCTTAGGGGGGTCAAGTATAACGGATACAAGTTCAGTTGAATTATTTTGCTGGTTCATTGGTAACAACTCTTCTAACTTTAATTTCCTAAGAATAGAATCTTCCTCCAACAACAATTGAGGACACTTTAAACCACTAGATTCAATAGAATCGAAATCATCACGAAACATCAAAGCACCATATCCTAAATGAACACTTGGATTTCCTGCTAGGTGTCTATACGCTAATATTGGATTTTGTAACTGTGGATCGATAGAAGTTAACGTTCTAATTATAGGATCATCAATAAATACAGCCATATAACAATCACCATCAATAGTTGGGAAATCTATCTTCAGCGAATGCTCAATATCTACATCTATAGATGGTAATGTGATGGTATCTCGAGCAAGGGGATCCATCATAGTGGTTACTAAAGGGTAATTGAAGTGCCCATTATATGACACTTTCACTTTTTCTCTAGCCAAAATACCACCACGGATGACAAATGCGGAAGCAGTCAAGAAATCTCTAGACTGTATAAGCTTCAACAATTCAGGCGTCTTTTTAGGAATATATCTTTTTATGCATGGAAATTTATCTAAAGAGGACGGAAAAGTTACTCTAGCTATATCAACAGACTTACCTATTCTGTCTATCGTTAAGTCTTCGATATTAAACCACTCTGATGGAACAGTTAATCGTGTATTGACTGGAATCAAGCCAATTTCAACTTTTGTTACACCTTTTCTTAATTTGTACATATCACACAACACAATTACATGATAAGGAAGCTCAAGAGTATGATCTGCAATAGCAAAAGCCTGAGATGGAGTCACGTTTATAAATTTATTTATACTAGGAACAGTGGCACGAACACGTACAGAATAAAAATTATAGAGAGGTTTCCTCATAAATTCCATATCTTTGTCTGGCTTTTCGTTAGATTGTTGTTTAATATCACTCTCAATCTCACTTGCAGAAAAATCAGGAACAAAATTAAATATCTTAAAGGCCCAATCCATAACAATATTTAAGCTTTTAAATACCAGAACACCAGTTGTAGCAGCAGCACCGATACCAATAAGACCAAGATAAGGATTGCTCTTTAACCACAAAATTGGAGAAAATTTAAACTTAGTAAACTCAGACTGAACACGTTTTATCAAAGACAAAGATAAAGTATGAGCTGCGCTCAACACATCGCAAAAATTGTGTCGTAGACGCAAGCTATGTAGAATTACTGTATCACAAAAATCATACTCAGATAAGTAAAATAAATCAACCCAATTAGCATTACTCAACATCACATTCATTGGGTCGTCCTTGTTTTTATAACAACCATACTCAGGACCAATGAGATATCTAATACCATCGCTAGTACATGTTGAGATATACCTTCGTAACCAACGACTTACAGACTCATCTGGAAGAGAATCGACTAAGATACCTTTATTGTCTTCTTCATAGTTATGAATATCCAATGACAGTTCCGCCAATAAATTATCAGTAATATTCTCTGGATCAATATCAAGGTCTTGAATGTAATCATTTAATCCGTAATCACTAATTAGCTCAGGCATGTCTTCTGTCCAAACATTGTCATCCGCTTGTTGATGGGGATGATTAGCTTCTTGTTGCAACTGAAGCAGACGATCACCAGTGACTCTTTCAATAAATACTGAAGTCTGAGCATTAATGCGATCTTGATGCATGATATGAATCTGGTAACGAGCATATAAAACTTCCATATACTGATTAAAATTATAGTTCCTAAAACCACCGACCTTATATTGGCCGGTTCCAGAGTCCCACTCATCAAAAACATAAATATCAGTATTAATACCGTTTGGGTGGTCTAAAGCCATTGCTTTTGTTTTATCAAGTGAACAATAAAACTTGGGATCAGGATAAGGATAAACAACACCCGGCTCAGGGTTCGGTATACTACGGTATTCCGGTTTTATAGTCACTAGACAATTTAAATGATCATTAATTCTTCTAATCAAAGCATTTAGATGGGTTAAGACCTTCACTACGTGCTGTGTAATACGGTAAGCATTCATGCTTGTGACTATAAAATCAGATGAAAACATAATTAAACCTTTTTTTGATATCTCAGCACAATTTAAAGGCAAGGGAGAACTGCCTAACATTTGTATAAACATCAAAATTTCAGATTGTTGAGCACCCTCGCTTTCTAGTTTCGCTAGGAAATCATTATACAACCAAGCAAATTGATCATCGTAAGTATCAGAAAATTTCTCGCCAGGACCTTGGACAAAACACATGGAAAAAAAATTATCATTAGCACGCTCCAAATCTGCAGCTGTCGCCTGTCGACAAAACACTAATGGAATAACAGCACTACTCAGTTGGGTTTTTCCGACCCCGCTAGGACCAACAAAATTTATGTTAAACGGAGTCCTTCTAACCACACGTCTGATGTGAGAATTGCGACATAACGCCAGCAAAGGATTCATAAGTAATAGTGTGTTCCTTAGAGCAATATGGTAGGAGGAATTATTTCTATCTGGAGCTAACTTAGCAATATAGGCATTTATATCGTTTTCTAATCTCTGGACTGACCGGGAAAATTCAAACGTAACATTACCATCAAACATTGCGGGGTCTAATTTTAAAGCCATAAGTCTTGAAGTATAGGACTGTATAATATTAGCATGACGGTTAAAACCAAGGTTTAATTCCATCCCAAAAGTTTCACCTAACTTAGACACTATTTTAACAATAAGGTTTTTTAATCTTTCAATATAATCACCAACACCTTTAGAATATTTTTCTGCCGCAGCGATACTTTTCCCAATAGAATCTGTATCCTTAAAAGTAATAGATCTAGAAAAGAAACCAAACGATAATGTTTCTGTAATAATTGAAAACCAATCTGTATCATCACTTTGGGGTTTAACGGAAGGAAAAATCCATGTTGAGAGATAAGACATTATAGTTGGAGAATTTAAATATAAAATGGCAATAACACCAAATGCAGAACATAAGGACAACAACCCCACATTACTAGGATAACGTCGTCTACATAAAACTAATATAACAATAATGGAACTCAATACACACGTGGCATTTTTTGGGCTTTGTAACCATAAAAAAATATTAGTCAGGTTTAAAGCATCAGGAATCTTGGGAGTCAAAAAATCTTTAGTACGTGGGTCGAGATCGACAGATACCTCTGAGACTTTCGTAGCGATGCCTAGAAGATATTCTAAAGTCTCATGCTCAATCCCAATTTTCATCTCCTTAATGCCATCAGCTAAATTATTAACAGCTGGAACAATACCACTAAGCGGATTTAGGGATCTAAGCATATCCATCTGAGGAGTTACATGAAGAAAATCGTATATATGATTCTTAATTTCTAGACATCCTACTGAATCATCATCGGATAACGAGGTACAGTAAAAAATATCATTGTACTCGCTTAATAAAATAGGATGATATTTAGAGATAAACTCATCATCCTTAATAATAGCTGCGTAATTCATGCAATCTAGATATAAAGCAACTAAACGAGAGTAAGAATGGGGACCTGGATTGCTCTCAATATCATGCATTAACTTAATACCTTTCATATAAAGAGCACTTGGGGCCTCAAAAAAGATCATAGAGTGAATTCTGTCGTAACATTCATATACTCTAGGATCGCGCAAATTTAATTCTTCTTCAATATGCATAGAAAGAACCAGGGATTTATGGATCTCAAGCAAAATCTTATATTGAGATTCAGTATGAATATTCTCGACGATTCTAACAATATAATTTTCTTGTCGCTTGAAATAAGTGTATATTTCACCTGGATTTAACTCTACGTCATGCATAAGCAAAATAGCAGTAACGTCAGGATTATCCATTGAGACTAAAGTAGAAACACTTTGACAGTCAAAATAAGCCTCACCTATTAGGATTTCATCACGAATTTCTGGCTGTAAATCTAAAATATCACTAAAAACGTGATACAATGCAGAATCAAATCCATTAGGATCTATTTCAATATTATTATATTTAACTATATAATCCCCGGACAAATCAAGAGAAAACTGTAAATAGTTTTGATTATGTATGTGCAATAAAGACAATGAACCATCAAAATAAGTAAAGAAAAAATTTTGAGCATACCTATTAGGGAAATATATATAAGAAGCTATAGAGTAAGCAAATAGACGCAAATAATTAGAATCATTACCGCGGATACATAACATTAAATATGAATAAAAAGCAGATAATGTCTGAAAATTACCCTCTAGCTCACAATGTACAGTATTGTGTTCATGAGCTTGAATATTCCTCAAGGGAGTACCAGGAGGAATACGCAGGGCACCGTGATAGTAGTCTATTTCTTCTTCTGAAGAATAATCATCGGGAACATTGGGTCCCGGATTTGTTTCAATATCATATAATAATTTTATACAAAGATACATAGAATGAATAGAATTTAGAATAGATATATAGAGATAAGATAAGAATTCAGGATTAGAATATAGGACTAGAGGTTTGGAATAGATAAGAGCTAACATAAAAAGAGCAAATGTTAGTTGTAAGATTAAAAAGAAAATTTTAATTTTAATAGGATCACGTGAATAGTGATTAAAAAGCCCCACTGCTGGCAAGCAGTGTCCTTGTTCCGATTTATTTCGCGGTGTGGTGTATGAAATCATAATGGGGCACAACAAAGAAAATGGAAATGAGGGAAAGAGATGCAGTTTAAAAATACATATAATATAATTTATAAATTTGAGTAACAGGCCTCGAAGGTACGCACCTTCCATCAGGTTAACGGAAGTACGCCAATAATTGCAGCTCAATGCTGATTTTAACAATTATCGAATCTAAGTATTGACGTGTGAAATAGGGTCTTTGCCAAAAGACTTCTACTTACACTGAATTTAGACTTTATCTAGGGGGAACAACCCTCCACGACGGAGGAAACCTAGTCCAGGGTAGGATACAATTGTACCTTATTACATTAAACGTAAACTATATATATGCAAATACTTGCACTGGAAAATTTATGACATAAATGCCATTGGACTCAAAAGAGCCCACACCGTGGATCTCCAAGATCCATTTGAGGGTAGCAACACCCAATTTGTATAACTATTAAGAATATACAAACTCGACTCAAAAATCGATCACTTACTACTCAACAGTAGCATAGAACAGCGCCTCTTACGAGGGGTGTAACATAATCGCAAACACAATGGCGATTACATATACTAATAATATAAAATTAAATATATCATTGGTGGAAATGGTTATTTCAACTTCTGACTATGAAAGAATAACAAAATTCATAGAAAGGAAAAAGACAAATATAACTTCATATATATATCGATCAATCGAAC